AAGCTGAGATGAAAGATGGCGTGCTATCTGTAAAGCTTGGTGTTAATGAACCAGAAGAAATTAAAGCACAGGACATAGAAGTTAAGTAATGCATAAACATAAATTTTTAATTTGGGCAAGTATCGCTCCAACCATAGTTTTAATATGGATGTTGATTGCGATTATTTAATATGACATTTGGTGACGATCCCTTTGGACACAATAAAAATCTCAGAGGGATCAAACCTATGGAATTTTTTATAGCTTTTTTATTTGTCTGGTATTTACTAGCGCATTAAAAAGCCCCAGCGTTGTAAACACCACTGGGGCCCAAGAAACCAACAAACTTTTATTTGTTGTAACACTGAACCACATTGTTCAGAGTTGTTTTTACATGTTCTTAAGATACTAAATTATAAATTTATTGCAACCACTTTTTTACTTGCTCACCTAAAGTTTTTGCACTGAGTTTTATTTTATTTTTAAGAGCAGCGATGATCATTTCATCAACTGTACCACGAGTAATTAAATCGATAACCAATACGTTTTTAGTTTGTCCAATTCTGTGAGCTCTGTCTTCGCTTTGTTCACGTACTTCCAGATTATAAGAATTAGAATAATAGACGACATAAGAGGCGCTAACCAAATTAAGACCGTAACCACCAGTAGAAGGATTCCCCACAAAGAAACGCACCCTATCATCATTTTCAAATCGTTTGACATTCTCTATCCTTTTCTCAGCATCAATTGAACCATAGATGGCAACTGTACTTTCTGTGCCATAACGATCTTGAAGAACCTTTATGATTTTCTCAATGTTGTAAATATAATTTGCCCATATTATATACTTCCCTTCATTTTCTTCAATAAGGTTAAGAAGTTCATCTAACTTTGGATCTGCAAACTCTAATATATTTCCATCATCTGTTTTGACATGACCGTTAACACATTGATGTAATTTTAAAATCTCAGTTAATTTATTTGAGTAACTGACTTCTTCGTTTTGGATCACGGCCCACGCATTTCTTTTTAATTTATCATAAGCCTTTTGATGCTCATCTTTTAATGTGATATAATGTTGAGTATATAATTTTTCTGGTAAATCTAAACACTCAGACTTTCTACAACGATATGAAAACTTTTTTATATTTTGTTCTAATTCCTCTAAGTTTGTATAGTATTTTGGTAACAGAACCGAACGACCTCCCATATCTATTTCATGCATTACAGCATATCTTGCACGAAACGTATAAAACGATTCATGCCCTAATAATGATCTATCAAGAAATGCGCACTGGCTATATAAGTCGAGCGGTGACTTGGTAACAGGTGATCCTGTTAATATTCTTTTGTAAGCCACACCTTTTCCTAATTCAATTATATTTTTAGTTCGTTTAGCTGTTCTGTTTTTTATGGTTGTTGCTTCATCAATGATGATCATTGTACGATTTGCTTCACCTAAAAGTTCTTTTACTTTTTTTAATCCTGACTTGTGACTCATCGCTTCAACATTAAATAAATACCAAGTTAATTTTAATGGGTCTGCGAATTGCGGGGATAACATGGTATCCACTTTGTGAGCCATAATATTATAATCAACACTACAATGTGTTTTAATTTCTTTTACCCAATTTAAATAAACAGAGTTCGGTGCAATAACAATTGCATGTTTAATCTTATTTTGTGTAAATAAATACGCAGCATTATCAATAGTGACTTTTGTTTTGCCTGTACCCATTTCCATAAAATATGCGAAGTTCTGTGATTCTGCACCTTGCTTCAATGCAGTTCTTTGATGCTCAAATGGTTCTGTCTTGTAGTTGTATTTCATGTTTAAACAAAATTCTTTTAAAATAAATCTTGCATTAAGTAAACAAATAAATTATATGATCTCCCAGGAGGTTCTAATATGGACTTAGAAGCAGAGTCGACCATAACAGTCGATACGGCGAAATCTGCGGATATCGCCCAAACATGCAATAAGCTTTTGGAAACTCAGAAAGAAATAAAAATGGCGGAAGATAAAATTAAGACGCTAAAAGAAACAGAACGAAATCTTTCTGATAATATCATTCCAAACTTAATGCGTGAAGCAGGCTTAAGCTTGCTTAAACTCACAGATGGAAGTCAGGTAGAAGTTAAACCTTATTACCAAGCTAACATCACAGAGTCATTTAAAGAACGTGCTCACAATTGGTTACGTGAGAATGGTTTTGGTGACTTAATAAAAAACAACATCACTCTTGAATTCGGAAAAGGTCAAGATGAACAAGCACAATCTGTAATCAGAGAAGCTCAAGAAAAAGGCTACAATGTGAAACAGAAAGAAGGTGTTCATTGGGCAACTTTACGTACGTTTGTTAGAGAACAAATTCAAGAAGGCAAACAAGTCCCTAATGACATGTTTGGTGTGTATGTTGCAAATCGAGTAACGATTAAGAAGGAGGACAATTAATGTCTAAAGAAGTAGTAAAAAAACAAGAAGCTAAAGTTCCAGTTAAAATGGATCTTGAAGCTTTATCAGGACAAGGAACTGAGAACATTGGAACTAAAGATACAAGGTTACCTATCCTAAAAATTCTTTATGCTAGTAATGCAATACTAGATGAAGATGAAGCAAACTATAATGCAAAAGCTAAGGAAGGTGATTGCTATAATGAAATCACTGGGTCTTTGTATAAATCCAAAGAAGGTTTCTTAGCTGTACCATGTCATTATAATAATACTTTTAACGAATGGGCAGATAGAGGAGAAGGAACAGGAAGACCTGTTGCAATCCATACTGATCCAACAGTGATGAGTAGAACAACTAAAGCAGATGATGGTAAGGACAGAACTAAAGAAGGGACTTACATCGAGGATACTGGAAATCATTTCGTTTATATTTTAAATGAAAATTATGAACCAGTAGAAATGGCTTTAATTCCAATGAAGTCTACGCAAAAGAAAAAATCTAAGTTGTGGAATTCAATGATAATCTCTAGAAAAATAAAAGGTTCTAAAGGTTTATTTAATCCACCTGCTTGGTCTCAAGTATATAGAATTAAAACTACGAAAGAGTCCAACAGTAATAATAAGTGGTGGGGTTGGGTAATTGAGTTTGACTCAATCTTAGATACTTCAAAACACTTAGATGCTTTACAATCAGCAAAAGCTTTTTATGAACAATCTAACAAAGATGGTGCGTTTGATAAAGTAGCGTTTGAACAAGAAAAAGCAGAGAAAAAAGTAAACGATCAAGAAACTCCGTTTTAATGCATCGTAAATTACTTGAGTTGTTTGAAGGCGACTCGGGTCAATTCATCAAGGTCACCTTAACGGGTGACCAAGATGAACGTGGCAAGAGAAAAGCTGACTACACCACGCTTCACGAACCTGTAACAGAAGAAATATGGCAATCCCATTTAGAGGGAAAGTTAGTTATTGGTATAAGACCAGAGCGTGGAGATAAAATGAAATGGGGTTGTATAGATGTCGACCCACAAAGTTATAAAGATTACAGTTCAAAAAAATATATTGATATTATAAAAAATAATAAATTACCTTTAATACCAGTAAGATCAAAATCTGGTGGCTTACATATTTTTGTTTTCTTCAAAGATTGGGAAGATAAAAAAGAAGCTTTAAAAGTTTTACATAAATGGAATGAAGATTACTTCATGGCGAATGAAGTCTTTCCAATGAATAAAGCATTAGGAATGCCATACTTCAATGCAAAGATGACAACTGAGTTTGCATATAATGATGATGGCACACCAATTATGTTGGAAGCATTTTTAGAATTAGCAGAACAAAAAAGAACAACGCTTGAACAAATAAAGAAATTTAAAGATACAAAATATGAACCTGAAGATAGTTGGAGAGACTATCCTCCTTGTGTTCAAAAGATGATACAAGAAAAATGGTCTGGTAATCACAGAAATGATTTTCTTTTTAATGTCTTAGTTCTTGAATGTAAAAAGAATGAAAGCTTAACTATTGAAGAACTCATTGAGATTGGAAGAAAAAGAAATACAGAAATATTTGCAACACCACTTCCTGAGAGAGAAGTTATTACTACAGCTAAGTCAGTTAAGAAAGGTGGTTACTTTTACAAATGTCCACCAAAGTTAAATGCAATTACCCCATTATGTAATAAAGAATTATGTAAGAATAGAACACTTGGTATCTTTCAAGAAACACCTGCAATGATAGATGAGTTTGAAGACGTGATGTTCATCAGAGATATAAAAGAATCATTTTATAAATTTAATTATCAAGGTGAAGAGATTATGGTTAAACCAGAAGATCTAGCATCAGAATTAAATTTTAAAAAGAAATTATTGAATTACAAAATACTTTGGAAAACTTTACCAAGAAGAAAGAATATTAATGTTTGGGATTTATTTTTAGATGCACTTGTAAAGAAAGCAGCAGAGTCAGACGACTTTAATTATCAAGAAACTTTAGAAGATATGAGATACCAAACCTTGAAAGAATTTTTTGAGGATACGATTGAACAAGATGATTTCCAAAAATTAAAAGATGGTTATGTGGTTTTAGATTCTAAAACAAATGTTTGTTATTTTAAAAGAACAACTTTAGATAACTGGATGAAAAAGAAAATGAATAAAGCATTTAACAATTCAATGGAAGCTTTACGATTATTAAATTGTAAACGATTAGAATACCATGAGGGTGAAAAGAATATCTGGGCAGTTGATATGCCAGAGTTTATAAATCACCAAGCAGTAAAGAAAAATAAATCTAAACCAAAAAATGAAGTATCGGAGATGGATGATGACTACCACACAGGAAAATTCAGAGATTCAAAACCTAAAGCAACTTCATAAGAAAACCATAAAGATTTATGGACCGCCTGGAACAGGTAAAACATTTACTTTGATTGAACGTATTTTAAAAAACTATTTAAGAAAAGGTGTGCCTCCAGAAAGAATTGCATTTATTTCTTTTACAAACAAAGCGGTCAACACAGCAATTGATAGAGCCTTATCTGCTTTTCCTCAATACACAATAGAAAATTTTACAAGATTTAAAACATTACATAAATATTGCAGACGTTATTTTAAAGAAGAAATCTTTGATATTAAAAATTGTATGATTGATTATGCACTACAAGAAAGTATTTTAAAACGATCTGACAATCGATTAGAAGATGATGAGTTTATTTATAAGGATTGGTCACTATCTATTTATGATAAAGCAAGAAACATGATGACGGATCCAATCAAAGTTTACAAAATGGAATCATACAAGAAAGATAACATTGATGTATTCCAAAGAAAGATCGCAACCTATGAACATTATAAGAAAGATTCTTTTATTGATTTTACAGATATGATTGAAAGAGCTATTGATGAAATAGATTTTCCACCGCTTGATGTTTTAATTTTAGATGAAGCTCAAGACTTTACACCTTTACAATGGTCAGTGTTATACAAGTTAGCAAAAAATTCTAAAAAAATTTATTTAGCAGGGGATGATGATCAAGGTATTTATCAATGGAATGGCGCAGACTCAAAATATTTTACAACATACTTTCCTGGCAGAAAGGTTGTTCTAAGAAAGACGAGACGTTTTGGTGAAGCGATTCATCACTTTACTGAAATTATTAGAAGAGGAATTATAGACTCAGAAGAAAAAGAATATTTACCATCAAATAAAAAAGGTGCAGTGAAACGATATTTAAACTTTAAGGAAATAGATTTTAACCAAGAAGGTACATGGTACATCTTAGGAAGAGTGAATCGAGTCGTAAATGAATTAAGAATGTCAGCAAAAGAAGCGGGTTTATACTTTGGTGATAACAAAGGAAACAAATCATTTGACCGTAAACAATGGACAGCGATTAAAGCTTGGACAGCAATTTCTAATGGGAAAATTATTAATAAATCAGAAGCAGAAACCATGTACAAATATATTAGAGATATTGAGAAAGACGCATTTAGAACTGAAAAGTTTTGGATTGGTGAGCCCGATTTTAAAACATATAACTTTGAAACTTTAAAAGAATGGTGTGGTCTTGCTATACCTGATGAAAAGAAAAACAAAGAATGGTGGTGGATATTAAGACGTAACTTTACATCAAGACAAAAAATATATTTTATAAGATTACTGAAACGGTATGGTCAAAAACAATTAAACGAAGATCCACAAATAATTATTGACACCATCCACAGTGTTAAAGGGGGTGAAGCAGATCATGTGGTGCTCGCAAGTAAAAATGATTATGCATCAGACTTTAGTCGTAAAAATAAATTAGATAAAAGTGGTGAAAGAAAAGTTTATTATACAGGAGCATCCAGAGCAAAAGATACTTTACATATTCTTTCAACTGACTATAAGTACCATTATCCAATTGGAAAAGATTATTTAATTTATCTGGAAGAGAGTAGACATGAGTAGTAAAGAAGACTTTGAAAAAATGTTTCCATCAACTAAACAAATTGGTGGATCTCATTATAAAAATTTTAATATACAACCTTATACGTTTATCACATCAAACGATCTTTCTTTTTTTCAAGGCAACGTTATTAAATATGTTTGTCGTTATAAAAATAAAAATGGAGTAGAGGATTTAAAAAAAATTATTCATTACTGTGAACTTGAAATAGAAGAACTCTCAAAGATTAAAGAACGAATAGAAAACATAACTAATAAAATAAAAGATTAATGCAAAGATTTCATAGACCCATCAAACAAGTTTTAGATTATGTATCTAAAAAAGCGGAAGGAAAAGTTTTAGAACTTGGCCCAGGTCAAATTCCTTTTTCAAAAGCCACACATTTTTGTGGCCATAGCGAAGAAGAAAAATCTCGCTTAAAAAATTATTCAGTGTGCGACTTCTCCTCCCAAGTATTCCCATACGAAAATAAAGAGTTTGATTTTATTTATGCAAGACATGTTATTGAAGATTTATATAATCCAATTCATTTTTTAAATGAATGTAAACGAATTGCAAAAGCTGGATTTTTTGAAACACCTTCTCCTTATGTAGAAGTTACAAAAGAAGTTGAAGGAGAAAAATGTAAACATAAAGGATACCATCATCATTTTAGTTTTGTTTGGACAAATGGTAATCAAATTAATTTATTACACAAATATCCACTTATTGAATTTATAGAATTTAAATTAAATAAAGATTTAATCCAAGATCCATTTGTATGGAATAATTACTTTATGTGGGAAAATGATTTTGATATTCAACATTGGCAACATGAAAAAAACTTTATTACGATAACAGATTACCCTAATTTAATTTTAAAAGGTATTAATCAAAGTCTAAATCACACAATGAATTTAAAAACAAATATCTTAAAGGAAATGGACGAATGCAAAAACCAATAGAAATATATACAAACGTATTTAAAAGATTTAAAGAATTAAATTACGAAATTAAAAAAGCTATTGATGTTGGCGCACATCAAGGAAGTTGGGCTAAACGATTTAAAACAGTTTACCCTGATGCTGAACTTTATTTAGTAGACGGTAATGAAAAACATAAAGAAAAACTTAACGAATATGGTCAATTTATTCACGGTTACGTTGGACAATCAAAAGAAAAAAGAACTTTTTATACTTCAGCTAAAGAAATGGATGAATCAGGTAATTCATTGTATCAAGAAAATTCAAACACTCCGTTTAGAAAAAAAGAAGTTTATACAACACCTTTAAAAGATTTAGTCCCAGATCAAAAATATGATTATATTAAAATGGATATTCAAGGTGCAGAACTTGAAGTGATTGAAGGATCATTAAGTTTATTTTATCAAACTAAATTTGTTCAATTAGAAGTTCCTGTATTTCAAAATAATAAAGGTGCACCTAACTTTGAACAAGTTGTAAACTATATGGCAAACTCTGCGTTTAAAGTTTTTGAAATTGAAAATATTTACTATAATACAAGATTGATGGGGATGGATATTGTTTTTAATAATCAAACATTAAACGAGGTTTTACCAACTGAAGGTAAAAAATTAATTTATGGACACAACTAAAAAAAAGCATAAAAGATGGAACAGAGCTAAATGTCTAAAAAAATTAAATAAAAAAACTTTATATGGCCATTACTTATGGTGTAAAAAAGAAGGGAGAGATATAAGTTGGTATGAGTCTACAACTCGCAATGAATTTTAAAAAGAATATGTGGAATGCGCCAAATGAATTTAAAGATTTAACTGGTTATAATGAAATCGCAATCGATTTAGAAACTAAAGATGAAGGAATTACAAATGGACTTGGTGCAGGTTGGGCATCAGGCAGAGGAGAAATCATTGGATTTGCTGTAGCCGTTGAAGGTTGGCAAGGTTACTTTCCTTTTGGTCATTATGGTGGAGGAAACTTAATACCTGAGCAAGTTAAACAATATATGAAAGATGTTTGTAGTTTACCAGCAACTAAAATATTTCATAACGCTCAATACGATGTCGGTTGGCTCAAAGCATCAGGGATCGAAGTCAAAGGCCAGATTGTAGATACGATGGTTGCTGCCGCACTGATTAATGAAAATCGTTGGAGTTACTCTTTGAATGCATTGTCTGTCGATTATCTTGGTGAAATTAAAGCTGAGTCTGATTTAAAAGAAGCCGCAGCGGCTCATGGTGTTGATGCTAAAGCAGAGATGTGGAAGTTACCTGCTGAACATGTTGGACATTATGCGGAACAAGATGCACGGCTCACGCTCCTTCTATGGCAGAGATTTAAAGCAGAAATAAGAACTCAAAGCTTAGAAACGATTTGGAAATTAGAATCTGATCTTCTACCTATTTTAATTCAAATGAGATTTAACGGAATTAATGTTAACTTAGAAAAAGCTGAAGCATTAAAATTAGAATTTGCGGAACAAGAAAAACACTTGCTCCACAAAATAAAACAATTATCAGGCCGAGATATAGATATTTGGGCAGCACGTCAGATTGGAGAAGCTTTTGATAAGCTTGGTATAGATTATCCAAGAACACAGAAAACAGGTGAGCCATCATTTACACAAAATTATTTATTTAATTCCCCTCATGAAATCTCTAAATTAATTGTCCAAGCAAGAGAAGTCAATAAATTTCACAACACCTTCTTAACTGGAATTACTAAATACCAACACAAAGGAAAAATTCATGCGGAAATCAATCAACTTCGTTCTGATTCTGGTGGCACTGTTTCTGGTCGTCTCAGCATGTCAAACCCGAACTTACAACAACTCCCAGCAAGAAACAAAGAATTTGCACCGAAAATTCGTGGTCTATTTATGCCAACAACAAATTGTAAGTGGGGTTCATTTGATTATTCACAGCAAGAACCAAGATTGGTCGTGCACTACGCTTCTTCGATCGGCGAAGGCTATGAAGGATCTCAAGAACTTGTGGAAGCTTATGCGAATGCTTCAGCCGATTTCCATCAAACCGTAGCTGACTTAGTCGGTATTGATCGTAAACAAGCTAAGACGATTGGTTTAGGTTTAATGTATGGAATGGGTAAAAATAAATTAGCAAACTCACTTGGATTAGAAAGAGAAGAGGGAGATAAAATTATTGCAAAGTATAATCGTAAAGTTCCTTTTGTAAAATTATTATCTGA